GATACGTTTTTGGGTGGTGGCACCACTGCTATTGCGTGTAAGAATACAAATCGTAATTTCAAGGGATGCGATATTTCAAAGGAATATGTCGATAGAGTATTGGAAACTATGGATTAAATATATTTGGATATATCGAAATCAGATTTAATTTCAACAGCAGGACTTTTATTTGTATTTGTTAATATCACGCACATTGTGGCTTCTTTGTGTCCTTGCAATGATTTTACAATAACTTTGCGTTTTTTTTGTATTTCTTCATCATTTTGGGTAGGATATTTTTTATCAAATTCTTCTAATAATTCCTTTCGGTTCGTTCGTTTATTATCGATTTCATCCCAATTCACAGTGGCTTGCTTAACATTTTCAAGTAAATTTTTTTTATTTTCTTCTTGTATTAATTTATTATATAAATCGTCATTAGCACTAAGCATAAGCGATGCTATAAAAGCACATTTTTCAAAATCACAGTGCGCTCTTGGAATGTTTTCAAATCTCATAGATTCACTTTGAGAACTACCACCATGCAATCCCACAAATCTCTTTATATCACTGGCTTTTGAAGATATGAATCTCCTCGTTGCGTCTATTTGTGATAAACGAACACGATAATGATGTTCTTTATTATTTGTATTATCTGTATATTTCATTGAAAATGTAACTTTATCTAAATCTCCGAGAATAAATGTTGTCCCATTTAAAAATATTTGGTCTGCCTTAGGGTCACAATGATGAAATTGAAATTTGTCATATAAATCTTGTAACTTTGCACAAATTTTCTGCATTTGTTCTATTATAGAACCGGCATCTTGTGTACGTGTATCCTTAATATAATCAGTAAGTGAATTATGGCCCTGTGTGTTCTGATATTTTTTACCGTTCATTGCCGGTTTATTCTCCTTAACACAAATGTCTTCATATTTTTCAACGTCTTCGATTTCCTTATCTTTAAACACACTTTGAATAAATAAATTCATCGTATGTGGATTTACTTTAATTACTCTATAATTTCTATTTTTACTACTCGACTCTATATCTATATCTTCGAAATTGTTATAACCGTGTGGTGGTTGTTTGTAAACGTTTGAATCGCATATGTTTATTATTTGATCACTTTTACTGGTGGTATTTAGTTTACATCCGTTTTCTTCACACTGGGGTTTTTTCTCTATTTTACTATTTAAATAAGCTTTTATTTTTGGAACAATATCAAAACCGCCTTTCATTACAGTTTTTTTACGATTATTCTTTTTTTGTTTTTTTGTTCTCCGTTTATTCGTTTTACGACGCAATACTCTTTTCTCTGTTTTGCGCATAATATATAATATTTATAGATTAAATATTCTATAAAAATAATCCATTTTATAATTGGATAAAGTATTGGAAATTATGAATTAAAAAACATATACATTAATTTTTATTCTACTTTTTTTAGATGATAATATAATATTTTTTCTTCTATTTCCGCTATTAATTCATAAAATAAATCCAATTCTCTTGAAGGATCTACTTCTTTTACTGTATTTTGTATTTCTTTTATTACCCATTTATAAGTATCTTGGTGTTCAAGATATGGAGGTATTGGTTCTGGGGTAAGTTTCTCTTCAATATAATAGCTTCCTTCTCTACTATTATTTATTTGATGACATTTTAATATATCAAAGAGAGTTAATTCCACAATTAAATTTTGACGACACATCGGACATTCTTTATTATTATCATAATTAAATGTTAATTTACCAGCACAATCTCTGCATAAATAATGACGACAAATCGTCGTATCCTTTGTTGGTTCTAAACAACAACAACATTCTTGTTCCGTTGATTGAACTGTTATTGTCATAAACCTTTCATAATTGTTTCTTTCTACCTTGTCATAGTCAACATTTATTGTGGACCATTGTCTCTCTAGAGGTCCATCATCATCATATAACATGGCTCGGTTTTGTTCGATCTCTATCTCCTCCTCCATCTGACGATATTCTTCACCTGTTAAGGTGACTGGCGTTGTATTAATTGTATTGCCCATTTTGATATTATTAATTTATTAGTTGATTTCAGTTCTTGATACATTATTCTTATCAGATACAATACAGTTCTATCTCTTTCAATTTTTTTGATTTTCGCATTATATGAATAAAAAAACATATACATTAATTACAAATCTGTTAAATTAGTTAATATAAATCTTAACTATCTAGCTTATTAATTTTCTTTTCTTGAGTAGCCCCAACTCCTTTTTATTTACTGAATTAATATCACCACTTGCTACTGCACGAAGCATTTCTGCCGTAACATCTGTGGCGTCCTCTATAGCTTTAGTAATAATATCACCTTGTTTCTTCAACCACTTGTTCTTCATACAACGACCCAATCCCAATCCCAAAACATCACCCGCCACCGCCACCAAATCTGTTATAGTGATGCCCTCATCACCTGCGGGTACACTGCGATATACCAAATATTCAGGAGAACCATCACTCACTATATTCATACCCTCTTCACTGACAGTCCAAATAGTATCTGTTTGCTCCTCTAATTGGGCAATTACAACTTTTTCTTGTTCCTCAGGAGTCATTTTGATGTCCTTGCTGCTTATATTATTCTTATCAGATACAATACAGTTCTATCTGTTTCAATTTTTTTGATTTTCGCATTATATGGATTAAAAAACATATACATTAATTTTTATATTACTTTTTTTCACGCTGTACTTCTTCAAGATATTTCATCACATCATGATTTCTATTTATACGCGCAATATCAAATGGTGTTTCATTATAAGTACTTTTTGCGTTTATATCTGCTCCACGCTCTACAAGATATTTGACTATATCAAGATTTCCTCTATAACACGCTATATAAAGAGGTGTATAATTACGCACATCTCTTTCTTCTATATTTGCCCCTTGTTCTTCTACCAAAAATTTCACCACATCAAGATTTCCTTTATAACACGCATCAAAGAGAGGTGTAATATTACAATAACCTCTTGTTGTTTCCATATTTGCTCCTTTTTCTACCAGATATGTCACCACAGCAAGATTTCCTCTACCACACGCATAATGAAGAGGCGTTTTATTATATATATTTTTTTCTTGCATATTTATTCCATTTTCTACTAGATATTTCGCCATATCAAGATTTCCTTTTTCACACGCAATGTGAAGTAGTGTTTTTTTCCAATAATCTTTTTCTTCTATAGTGTCTGTTTTCTTTTCTACAAGATATTTCACCACATCAAGATTGTCTTTTTCACACGCATAATATATTGGTGTTTTATATTGATTATCTCTTGCTTTTACATCTACTCCTTGTTCTTCTACAAGATATTTCACCACATCAAGATCTCCTTTATATACACTACACGCTATGTGAAGTGGTGTATGATTAGTAAACCAATGTTTTGCCTTCATATTTGCTCCATATTTTTCTACAAGATGTTTCACCATTTCAACATTTGTATATACATATTCATAATAAAGAACTTCTTTTGACAAATGATGAGAAGACAACTTCACTCCTTTACTTTCAATATATTTCACCATTTCAAGATCTCCACTACGATACGCATTATCAAGAGGTGTATTATTACGTCTATCTTTTGCTTCCAGATTTACTCCTTTTTCTTCTACAAAATATTTCACCACATCAATATTTCCATAATACCACGCATTGTGAAAAGGTGTATCATTACGTGTACCCCCTTTTAATTTCATATTTGCTCCTTTTTCTAATAAATATCTCACTATTTCTGTATTATTGTAAGTTTCACTTTCACAAGCAATATGTAATAATTGATTTACTGGCATTTTTAAATAGCCCCACGATGGAATTGCTTTTAATGTACTTAATTTATTTAATTTTGTCGCTTTTTTATACCAACTATAGTTTTGAACACCAATAAAACACTCTTTACACCGTACATAGTTAATAATAATATCACATATTTCAATAGGTAAGTTAAATCCACCTTTTAACACCACTTCTAATCCGTGCCAATCATACTTTGTTCCTTCCATTTGATCTGTTTATTATAAATATACAGTTCTATCTCTTTCAATTTTTCATAACTTTCATAGTGTATACATTTAAATCATTTTTATATATAATTAAACCGGTATTCATAACTTTCATAGTGTATACATTACACAAAAAATTGATATATAAAAGATATAACAAAAATTGAAAGAGATAGAACTGTTTATTTATAAAATAGATTATTAGAATGACAGATTTTACAGAATTAGATCAAAAGAAACCCTATGGATATATTTATAAAATAGATTTTCCAAATGATAAAATATATATTGGTCTAACTATTTCATTAGAACAACGAAAAAAACAACATAAATCGTCTGCGAATACTGGTGATACAAAATATTTATATAAAGCATTAAGAAAATATAATATGGTGGATACATTTGAACTTATAGTAATAGATACAGCAGATACAGAAGAAGAATTGTGTGAAAAAGAAATAATGTATATATTTGAATATAATTCATATTATAAATATGGATGTGGTTATAATATGACAAAAGGTGGTGAAGGGGCTAGTGGTTGTATTATTACAGAAGAGCAAAGAGAAAAAAGTAGTGAAGCACATAAAAAATATTATCGAGAAATACCAGGAGCAAGAGAAAAAAATAGTGAAGCACTGAAAAAATATTATCGAGAAATACCAGGAGCAAGAGAAAAAAATAGTGAAGCACTGAAAAAATATTTTCTAGAAACACCAGGAGCAAGAGAAAAAAATAGTGAAGCACTGAAAAAATATTATCGTGAAACACCAGAAGCAAGAAAACAAATAAGTGAAGCAGTCAAAAAATGTCACGAAGAAAATCCACAACTAAGAAAAAAAATGAGTCAAGCAAAGAAAAATTATTTTCTAGAAACGCCAGGAGCAATAGAAAAAAATAGAGAAGCACGGATAAAATATTATAAAGAACATCCAAACGCAGGGAAAGAACATGGTGAAAAACTTATAGCATATTATAAAAACAATCAAGAAGCAAGAGAAAGAGCAAGAGAAAGAGCATTAAAACAATTTAAAAATCCAGAAGTAAAAAAAAAAATATTAGACGGTAGAGGAAAAAATAAAAAATTTGATGTATTAACTAAAGATGGAACAATTATAAAAACATTTGATTATCAAATGGACGCAAGAGAATATTTAATAAAAGAACATAATATAACTTCAACTATTAAAATAAGTGAAGTATTAAATGGAAACCGCAATCATTCTGCAGGATTTGTGTTTAAATATAAAGAGAACTAACCGCCTATATAATATAGGTGTTTTAACCATATTCAAGTATGTAAAAAAAGATCATTTTAAATATAATTATACTACTTCCATTTTTTCTTTTATTTTTTTCATAAATTCTACCGGATCATACCAATACGTTCCCACCATTGCATTGATATTTGTCTCATCAAATGTTTCATTTCCCTCTATAAAATCTACCCCAAATATTGCCAGCGATGGGATGGTTGTCGCACCAATTCGCTTTCCGATTTCTTTGGTCTTTTTTGATATTTGTCTCTTCTGCAAATTACAGTGATTGCACAAACACTGGAAATCATCAATCGTCTGCGTCTTTGCATTCAGCACCCTCGGATCATTGTATAAATCATTTTTGTGATCCGTTACCAAATCCGAACGACTACCACAAACAACACACCCTATTACTTTGTGATGATCATGAATATCCTTTCGTATTGGTCGCGACGCACCATACAATGCACAATCACTAAAACCCACCGTCCTAAGTGCCGTTATCGAACGGTCACCCTGCTTCTCCCAAATATAACGTTTGTCTGCAAAATACACTCCGTGTCGTGCCGCACCATTATTTCCCCAATCCAACATCGGATTCTTTCTTATATCCTCACGCGATATCCACTGCGAATTACCCGATGGATCCGGTTGAAATAGTTTATCCACTTCTTTTTGCTTCTTTGTTATTTTGGGCACCCCCGGCAACTTGTCTATTATTGATGTTAATACAGTATTCACTTCTTCCATTTTTTACTTTATACTATTAAATTATATTTGTTTCACGATCAATTTTTATTATATTCAATATATTTATATGAAACAAGGTAATATATTTGATATATTACAAACTGTAGATAATACCAAATCTCAATCAACACACATTAAAAAAACATACGCAAATAAAGACCCCGTGAAATCGAAAAAGGACTATACTTACCGAGGAACGTGGAAACACCGTCAGTCACGCGCACGTAACCTTGCTCGACGCGGCGGTCTCACCAAGGACGAGACCATCGCAAAACACGGCCGCCTCCCAAAAGGTAAGGAATGGTGGGGAAACGAAGCTTCTTGTAAAGAATGGGAGGCGAAATGGAACAACGCTAATCCGAAAGAAAGTTTCTCTCCTTCCATTAAAGAAGTACGAGTATAACCATAAGTGGTGCAACATTTCATTTATCAGTTCTCTATAAATGAAATTTACCGTGAGAGTAGTGTGTTTCTTTATATTCTTTGATAATATATATTGTTGTCAACTTCTCAAAAAAAGTCGAAACGAATTTTCAGAATTGGACATTTTTAAAAATGTCCGAAAGTGAAAAAGTGGAAATAGTTTTGTTTGGGAAAAATGAGTTTTTTTCTTATGCAGTGATGTGGTTTAGTTGTGATTTTGTGTTAAAATGTTTGTTTGCATACTATTTTTTTATTACTTTGATTTCTGAGATTTTTTTGTTCTATAAAGTATAGAACATTTAGAACAAAAATGTCGCCAAAAATCGCCAATATTTTCGTGTGTGAAAAATGCAACTATAAATGCAGCAAAAAGAGTGATTTTGACAAACATAAAATGACTGCAAAACATAAAAATAGAACACTTAGAACAGAAAAGTCCCATAACGATTCTCACACACCAATATGTAAAGAATGGGTGTGTGTTTGTGGCAAAACGTACAAAGCACGCAATAGTTTATGGTATCATAAGAAGAAATGTTCCTTTGTAAATGAACCAGAAATAAAACAAGAACACATTACAGAAGAAAACATAATAGATCAGACAGTTCAAACAAATAATTTAATAACACAGGATAGTATTGTTAATAATTTGATGATACAAAATCAACACCTGCATAAACTTATTATAAATCGTGACGAAGAACACAAGAAAGAAAAGGAAGAACAAAAAAAAAGGGACGAGGAACATAAGAAAGAAATAGAAAAGTTATCCGAACAAATCTCAAAAATATCAACAGTAACAAACAACAACAATAACACTACAAACAATAATAATAAATTCAATTTGAATTTCTTTCTTAACACTCAATGTAAGGATGCTATGTCTATACAATCATTTATGGAGAACCTTCAATTAGGTTGTAAGGAACTGGAACATATGGGAGACGTTGGGTATTTAAATGGTATGATTGACATTTTCAATAGCACTATAGGAAACATGGACGTTTATAAAAGACCCTTACATTGTACGGACCTAAAACGAGAGGTTCTCTATTTTAAACAGGGAACGGATTGGGAAAGAGACAGTGAAGACAAACAGCACTTGAAAAAGCTAATAAAAAACGTCGAATCAAAGAATTATGACAATTTACAAGAATGGCAAAAGGACCATCCAGGTTCTCTACAATGCGATTCAACAGATAGTCAGCACTATATGAAAATAGCGACAGAAGCACTTGGCGGAGCCGATACTAACAAAGATTCAATGTATTTAACAAAAATAATGAAACATATAGTAAAAGAAGTGTATGTAAAATAAACCCCAAAAATCCATAATGAAATTGATTTAAATATATGTTTTGATATATATTTAATAATACAAGTATGTCAGAAGAAACAAAAACGATGAATAAATTGCATATTGGACACAATATGGATGTATTAAAAACGATTGAATCCAATAGTGTAGATGTGGCGATTACTTCTCCGCCGTATGATGATTTGAGAAAATACAAAGGAAATTATAAATTGGATTTAACGGAGTTAGGAAAAGAAATTCACAGAGTGTTAAAAGACGGAGGAATTTACGCAATGATAATTCAAGACCAAACAAAGGATTTCGGAAAATCATTATCATCGTTCAGGACGGCAATAGACCACTGTGACATTATCGGATTCAAATTATTTGAAACGTGCATATATAAGAAACAAGGGAGTGAAGGAGCGTGGTGGAATAAACGATTTCGGGTAGATCACGAGTATATTCACATATTTTTGAAAGGAAAACGACCGCAATATTTCAATAAAGAATCAATAAAAATTCCATCAAAGCATGGAGGAAAAACAATGACGGGTTGTGCAACAAGAAAAACGGACGGAACAACACTAAAAAGCAAATCAGTAACCATAAATAAACTAAAATGTCCTGGAACAATATGGGATTATGCAAACGGAGGCGACAAAAACAAATTAAAACGAAAGCATCCGGCGGTGTTTCCAGATAAAATCCCGAATGATTTGATAAACGTATTTTGTCCGGAAAATGGATTGGTGTTGGACCCAATGTGTGGTTCGGGATCAACAATCGTGCAAGCAGTAAAAAACAATAGGAATTTCATAGGAATCGACATAGAAAAGGATTACATAGACATTGTAAAGGAGCGATTAAACGTAGAATGCGAATATGATTATGAAAGAAAGTAAAAATTGAATAAACCTATATTTTTTTATAATAATATAAAGTATAACATGGAGTCCACACAATTAGTAGAAGAAAACAAAGAATTGCTATCATTGATTGGCGAAAAGATAGATGCGGAATCTTTTAATAAATTATTAAAAGATTTGAAAGAAGCCGTGATTTTAAATAAAGAAGGCAAGGCATTTGGTGGAGGGATTTATCATTATGGAAAACCACCGGGATTGCATGAGTGTAGTAAATGTCGCAATAATTTCGACGCAAGTCATTTTACTTACTATAGCAAAAGAGTGGATAAAAACAATTATTTAATGAGGAGTAATGCCTTGTGTACGGTATGTTCAATCGAAATGAATTCAGAAAGGAAATCGACATTAACAAAAGCAAAAAAAAACAATGAAATCGGAAAGAAACCGGAACCTGGTGCAAAGTGTCCAGGTTGTGATAGAAATTGGGGAACACAAGAGCAGCCAAGAAATTGGCATCGCGACCACGACGCAATAAAAAACGTATTTAGGGGGTGGTTATGTGGAGATTGTAATATGGCAAAGCACGACCACAGACACAATATAAGTTAAATATTTTAATCATTTTATTTTTTCATTTTCAACAAACATTTGCCACCGAAGATGCTTTCGATGGGTTCTTTTTCATCTTTATTATCAGGATTATGAACGATTTTCCATTTAGTAGTAGTCATATTTTCGTAAACATCACTATTGGAGCTACAAATGAAATATTTATTTTTTTTGTAGTAGCGTCTTCGCTGTGTCCATTGATTGACAAAATTAGAATGGACGTCGACAATATCGATAACAATGGGATTATTGTGTTTGACGCGCAAAATACGTCCAATGGATTGTGTAATGTCTGTTTTGGGAGTCACCATAACCAATGTGGAAAGCGTTTTAATATCCAACGCCTCAGCAGCCATAGCATAAGTTGCAATAACAATTTGTTTGGTTTCGCTAATTTGGAGGTCTTTTTGTTTCATTCCCCCAATATAATAACCGCAAGTGGCAAATGCTTTGTGATTAATGGCTTCAAAAAGATATTTAAGTAGATTTTTGTTGTGACCCAAAATCATAATTTGTTTTTGTGGATTTTCAATAATAAGGTCATTTAAAACGCGTACAATAAAGTCGCTGCGGGGTCCAAATGCGCATAATTTAGAGATCATAGTGCTAAATTTAGGGTGTCCTTTATAATCGAGTTCGACTTCATTGAATTCTTCGTCATTGGATTTGTAATGGATTGCGCGGACACATACTTGGTCATCGTCGCGGCGTTCTTCATTATAGATGCGTGGTCCAATAAACATATATAAAACGTGTGTAAGACGGTCTTTGCGTTCGACGGTGGCGGAAATGCCCAACATATTTTTGGTGACTGCTTTGAAGAGAGCTTTTGAAAATTGTTCACTACCAATGCGATGAACTTCGTCAATAACGGTTAATCCAAAGCTGTCAAACGCATTGGGTTCAAACTGTTTCAAATAAAGTGTTTGTAGCATACCAATGACGATGTCTTTGCCTTCAATATCAAAGGTGGGGCCTTGAATTTTGCCGATTTTAGCACCGGGTAAGAATTGTTCAATGCGTTCGATCCATTGGTTCATTAGAAATTCTTTGTGTACAATGACGAGGGTTTTGCTTTTAAGTAAACTGATGATTTTCAATGCCATAACGGTTTTCCCTTTACCACATGGTACTTCTAAAATGCCGCCATTACCATCAGGTGTGTTGCAATGATTCATATAGACGTCAACGATTTCTTTTTGATAATCGCGGAGTTCGTTGGGGAAATCGATGTCAATGGATTCAAAATTATTTAGTTGACTTTTAGCGGGTGTTCCAAATTCGCGTATGCCATAAAATCGCGGTAAATATAGTTTTTTGTCGCTTTCGCGATAGCAAGGGAAGGTTTGATTTTGTGCACCACCACCCATGCTAGCAACAATAAATGGTTTAACATTTAAATCGTCTTGTATTTTTCTAATTTGTTGAGATGATAATAGAGATTTTTTGACGACATATCCCTTTTTACCAATATATGAGTTTTCACTAATGGACATATTGTATAAACACTATTTAGGATATATAATAATTCAATTTTATACGTTGCAATAAAATAATTTACTAATATATAATAGAATGTTGTCATTTACTCCTATTGAAATTACATTACTTGTCATTTTTATATTTTATTTAACACTCAACATAGAAACGCCATTAGTAATTGCCGAAGTGATCGAATCCCCATTTGGATTATTAGCGTTGTTATTACTACTTTTGTTTTTGTTTTTCTATGGTAACCCGATAATTGCAGTACTTTTCGTATTTGTTGCGTATGAATTATTAAAGCGCAGTTCATTTACAACTGGTCGCTCAGCACTTGCCGAACATACACCAACACAATTAAAGAAAGACATACAAATGGAGATGATGAATCCCAAGAAGGAGGCCACATTGGAAGAAGAATTGGTAAATAAAATGGCCCCAGTAGGAAAAGGTGAATTGCCTCAATTAATCGACACTAATTTCAAGCCATTGGCTGCTAAGATGGAGGGTGCATCCAAAATATAAATTATAAATATTTATAGATTAAATTATAAATATTTTATACAATTTCCGCGTGTTTTAATAATGAATAAAAACCACCAATAAGAGACAATAATAAAAATGCGTAGGAAGCACTGGCGCTACCTCGTTGTTCCGTATTTTTAGCATTTCCGTAAATGTATAATGGATTTGTAGTTCCTTCTGCTCCTAATGTTTCGAATTGTGAAAAAGTGTAAAGAAAAATAAATATACAAACCGCAATTATAGCGAACGATTTAAACTCAACAAAAGCATCCATAAACATAGTATATAGTGTATTAACGAAAATTAGTCCTCCTTTTTTGAAGTATGTGCCAATTCCAGTGGCCTCGTCAAAATCATCGCTGTTTTCTTTATTTGACCTAAAATAGAATATTTCATATTTTTGTTTATTTCCGTTTTCGTCAGAAGTTTGAACTGTTCTATAATCTTTATTCTGAAATTGTATATAAATACTAAAAATAGATAGGACTACAAACATAGCAATGTATAATGCTGTACTTGTCATCGTAGGGTCATTTAATAATGTACCAATACTAAACAATGGCACAAATAATCCAACTATACCCAATATTCCCAAATAAACTAATGTACTATTGGCTGTAATTTCAGCTTCAAATGTATTTTTTATTTCGTCTTCAGTTTTTGGAAAATCTTTATCCATAAGATTACCCTCAATTTCAATAAAAATACTATCAACTTTCTTTTGAAATCCGAATGATTTGAATCCAAGAGGAACAATAACATATGAAATACCCAAAAGCGCAAAAAAGAGCATGGATTGAATGACCATTTCTTGGAAAGACAATCGACTAGCATTAGCAGTATATTCACTATTAATAGGAACATTATAAGTGGCAATGGTTTCTTTGCTTTCTCCAGTGGGTTTACAATCAATGTAAATATTATCGGGACTGATTTTTTTCACCGAACCGGCAGGAATAACAGAATAATCATAATCGATTTGATTGGAACTAGGACTATGGGGTGTAAATGTAGTAACGTTAGAAAATGATGATTCATCGTAGAATTGTACGGGTTTAGCCATGACTAAAACAGTTAAATTATCACTAGGTTGTCCAAATGTAGTGTCGTCTCCCGACACAAGTGTTTTTTTGTAGTATATAACTTTGGATGCATTCATAATAGTATTGATTTCGCGCTTATTTGTAGTGTTATCTATTCTAATATCATCTAGTAACTCATAAATTACATTTCTGAGTGCTGGGGTGTCGTCATCAACTCCATCAAGAGGAATACAAAGTGCCAATTTTTTGCTTGAATTAACAATACTCTTATGAACAATAATCATTTCGTAAGAAGTACCATCATAGTCAGCATTACTAATATTGTGAATCCGAGTAGTAAAAATAACTTTCTCTACAATCCAGTCAATATTATCAAAAACAAGATTAGGATTTACTCCGGGTTTTAAACCAATAGATTGTGTACCACTGTCGGCACTAGCGGTAGGCATATCATAATAATCATATGCAATAAATTCTTCTCCTTCTCCTAATAATTGATTATCTAAATTAAACTTATTACTCATTATTATTTAATATATAATAATAAGTTATTTTTTTTGCTTATATTACGGGAATATATTGAAATTCATTGTTTTCATATTTCGTAACTTTGAAGGTACTATCATATCCTTCGACGTAAACTTGTTCGCCGTTCATAATATCATCGCATCCGTATTCACTGGTGCAGCTTTTACCCTTGACGCTAACGGGTAATCGAGTATTAACGGAGCCACTATTAGAAATCGTATAATAATTCCATTTATCGCGGCCGGTCATAGTGCGGCGTCCCATAAGAGGGAGTATAAGATTTTCGGGGCTGCCATTTTTGGTTAAAATGCCCATTTGAGTGTAATCCTGGCCTGTTGAACGGGTTTTAATATTAATGGGAATGCCTCCACGAACGTCACCACCCATGGGAGGGAAATATTGATTATCTCTTAAGGGTGCTCGATGAGGATTATTAAAAATGTTGGGATTTTCGACGTGTTGAGAACCGGACATCACTAAATCTTGCTTAGGCATTTTATTGATGATTTTGATTTCTTTATTTTGCATTTGATAAAAAATGATAACAGCAATAAAAATAGTAACCATTAATACAAAAAGGGTCATATTTTCAATGCAAAATACTCCTGGTGCACATTTTTTTGCCATATTTATATATTAATGTGCATATTTTATTTCTATGTTGGTATATGACGCGTTTTTTTGAACGTCTAAAACATTTTACCGATCATTTCGAAAGCGGTTTTAAATTCTTTGCCGCCCTTTATAAAGAGGTCAATACCGGGTTTTGCTTGTTTGGGGAATTTGCGGCCAAGTGTTTTAAATGAAAAGCCAAATTGACGAACGACGGAGTTTAATTTGAGACGTTTGCAGTTATAGCAGCGGTCTCTAACCCATTTTGGAAAATGGATAATATGGAATCCGGTACTATGGAAAACAATGCTATTTAACTTCTCTAAACCGACCCAAACTTGTCTTTCTATTTCATAGCCATAAAATCCAATAAGTTCCAAAAAGAGGAAAACAGCACTGGGAATTAAATACATTAGTTTACCCATAAGGTCCAAGAAAAACCAGAAAATACAATCTAATCCATTCATAATCATTTTAGTAAAGCACATTACATTGGTAATGGCCCATTCCGCGCAATAAACGATGAAAATTAAAAATTGATAAACACCAAAAGCTAAGGGTTGGAAACCCATTGCGAAAGACAGAATCAAACCAGTAACCATAAAGACAATACCGAGCGCTAAACTTTTTAAAAATTTAATAATATTGAAAAGTCCCATAAACATATCAGGAATCTTAGTAACAGCAGTAACAATACTTTTAATAAGTCCAACAAAAGGTTCTTTTTTTGGTCGTTTTTTTATTTTTAAAGTATAAAGAGTTTCATTAGTATAATATTTAATATTATCTCTAACTGGAATGTTTGCATAATTTTCAAGAATATATGTTGTAATAAAAAAACATAATGATGTAAAAAAAATTATTTGTATAGTATGCATATATACTATACAATTATAAATTACGCGTATTTATTTTTTAAATTTTCCCCTAATTTTGCGTAATCGGAATATTTTTCAACAAAACTTTCGGTTTGTGTAATAAGGGGTTGTAATTCTTTCAAACTGTTAACAATTTTGTCAGCAGTGCCGGACATTTTGCTGAAATCTTCGTTAACTTTTTCGCGGTTGGTGATTAATTCCTTTAATTTTTCGCGGTCGGCTTTTTCTTCAATACCTTCTAATAATTCTTCTTCCTCGTCTTTTTCTTCGGCATCTTCCTTGGTTTTCTTGGCATTTTTTTTATTAGCACCTTCATCTTTGTTTTCAAGACCTTCGCTAATTTTTGTTCCGAAGCGAATAAGATGACTACCAACAAGGGCAATACTTAAAACAACGATCATATTTCTACTAAACATTGATGTAACAAAACCGACAACTAAAAAGATAAATACTGCGGTGAAATTGGATGTTTGCATGGAGTAAAATAAATCAACAATAGCAATAAATAGTAAAAAGTATAATACTAAGCGATTTTGCAAAAGTGGATTTAAATTTAAGTTGAAACGACGTAGACTCTTTAAACTGGCCATTATATATAATTAAAATATTTTAATCTTCCTCGGATGTTTTTAAGCCAGAATCACTATTAGAATCATATTCTAAATTATAACCGGGAGGAATGACTTCAGCATCGTATATATCGAGAACTTCCTTTACGACTTCTTCGCGCTGTATATCCGAGGATTCAAATTCAATACTTGTAATACTACTAGAGCGTTTACCTTTGAATTTATTTAAAAAATCATCTAATCCATTTGCTTGGTGACCATTATCAAACTGCTCTAAATCTCCGGTTAAAATAATGCGACTATTTTCACCAATGCGTGTCAATAACATTTTCATTTGATTAATAGTGGAATTTTGCATTTCATCAGCAATAATCCAGCAATTTTTGAATGTTCTGCCGCGCATATGTCCAAGAGGACTAATTTCTATTTCTTTTTCTTCAATAAGAGATGATATCTCCTTAGAAGACATAAAATTATGTAAAATATCATATATAGGTCTAACCCATGGAGCCATTTTTTCTTCAATAGTACCGGGTAAATATCCGAGGTCTTCGTCGACGGAGACAGAAGGACGTGTAAATATGAGTTTTTCACATCCTCCCTTTAAGAACTGTTTTACACCTTGTTCAGTAGCAAACAAGGTTTTACCCGTACCAGCAGGTCCTGTGACAACCACAATTTTTTTCTCTTTGTTTTTCAATATATTTAAATATTTTTTTTGACTCTCATTTTTGGGTTTGGAGAACATTGTTTCAAATTGTTCTTTTTCGTTACTGGATAGGTGCTCATAATTAGAATAATCGGGTTGTGTGTCATTATAAGTTGTATCAATATCATTATAAAATTCGCATAATTCATCGGCATACTGCTTACGTCCTTTGCGAGATTTTCGGGGAGCTTCACCCTTTGCACCACCTTTACCCAACTTTTCAAGATTTTTCGTCTTCATACATTTATTGGGTATTTTTTTAGATGCTAAAATATATGAATCAACAATTGTTATAATTGTTGAAATCTAATATGGTGTAAGTTACGACTACATTATATGCAGTGGTTATAAAAAAAAATAATAAAGATCAAAAAAATTGATTGAATCTATGTTTATGTATTGGTACCAAAAAAAGGCAAGAATGACAACAACAACTCGGTGTTTGTACTGCAATGCGTCTGATAAGACACACAAACTCAAAGATTGTAAGAAATACAATGAAACGTCGAAGATAGTGAATAGTTTATTGTTCTATACGAAGGTAGAGCCAGAATGGAAACAGATGTCTCGAATCATCAAACTTACCCTAGCAGAGAAGTTACATATTGGTGTAGGAAATATCCATAAGCCGGTGTTTTATGAACGTGTCCACAAGCATTGGTTGAAATATATTGCAATTGACGCAAAAAAAGAGGAAGAGACATTTGATTGTGCAATATGTTACGAGACATATTCGTTAAGTAAAGACAAAACCACCACATTGAACTGTGGACATCGTTTTTGTAGTGATTGCATATTTAAGCACTTGTGTCATAACAATGGATGTCCGATGTGTCGTCAAAATGCGTTCATAAGTGCGGCGGTCGCAGAAGCAGAACCAACAACAAGTAGCAGTAGCAGTAGCTCAGATTTACTAGTAGACGAAAAAGTAGAAAGAATTAGACAAAAACGGCGTTTACAGCGGGCACTGCGTAGAACGAGACAAAAAAATTAATATATATAAAAGAATATAAAAATTGATTCATATAATGTAGTGTAGGACATACAGACATACAAACATAGAGCACGGATTCCCGAGCGGTCAAAGGGGACAGACTTAAGATCTGTTGCGTTAGCTTCGTGGGTTCGAATCCCACTTCGTGCACCAAAGCTTCCTTAGCTCAGTTGGTTAGAGCGTTGTTCTTATACAGCAGAAATTAATGTTCTCTTTAGCAAAGCAAAGGTCGAGGGTTCAACCCCCTCAGGAAGCACTTTGCCCGGTTAGCTCAGTCGGTAGAGCGCACGCCTTTTAAGCGTGTGGCCGTGGGTTCGAGCCCCACATCGGGTGTGAAGACCTAAATACGTCTTTAAACTATTTGTGGGTAATAGTTAGGCAAACTATCGGAATGGGGTGAAAAAATTTATTATATATATGATTCTTTACATTTTACCCATTATTACCTCAGTGGGTTATTAACTGAACAACGGAATATTATTTTAGGGACTTCAGTGTCCTCGTTGTTTGTATAGTTATAGAGGTCCTGAACATTACAGGGTGAGAGAAATGTGTGCTTCTATTTGGCACAATATTGGTAAAGTAGTATTGCTGGTTATTCTGTTAAGGTAAAGCAGATTATACAGGAGTATAGCGGGTATATTTTATTATGCCATTTCATATGACGGAGCTGTTTGAATCTTTATTATTGCTGATCACCTTAATAATGAGGAAAACGATTTCGAAACCGTGAAACGCTAAGCTATGTTGGTGTTGGGTCTTCTACACTGATTAAAATTTAATTAATGGTTGTTGTCGTTTGATATTTTGATTAATTGAAAACACTTCAACCCGGGCTTCGGAGGGAAGTTTGGAAAAAAAGAAGATAAAGGGGACGCCCTTTTTTTTATTCAAAAGTAAAAAATGTAAACCGATTCAAATAATACAACAAATATTTTTTTAAATATACAAAATGATTTTTTATTTTTTGTTATTTTTGCTATTTTTCAATGTTAATGTCCATCCTAGTTTGAGAAGAATATTCTCGTAAACAGAAATATGACTGTTTAAACTATCTTTTACCACTTTACCAGTTAATATGTCGCTGTTAATATAAAATTGCATATTGTTATTTTATATTATGAAATAATTTATAGTTTATCATAACTTTATATGGCTTTCAATTTTTTCGATTTTAAACTAGTTCTTTAATATACCGGGCAGCATAAAAGGAAACAATAACAGCAACACCACCAATAAATAAAGATTCAAAACCTTGTTGTAATCGTCCTTTGCTATATCCAAGTAAAAACAATGCCATACTTAATATAAATATAGCAATTTCAAAAGCATAATCAATATTAAATACAAATGGCATTAATGGAAGTGAACCAATAGCAATAAAGGAAACAAAGGTAGAAAGGCCTACATAAAAAGGGTGTTTTTTGTCTATTCTCATTTTTTCTGCTAAATAACTAGAAATACCCATACTAAATCCATCAGCCAATAAAGAAGCAAAACCAAGAATCAATATAATATCATATGTTAGACCGGCGCCTAATGAACCGGCAACAATGGCAAAAGTGGTAATTAATCCATCAACTCCACCATAAACAACTTCTGAACTATATTTATCAAGAATCATATTTATTTTATTATATATTTAATCTAGATTTTGCCAAAATAATAATAAATAATGTTTGTTGAATGTTATATCTTAATTTTGATATGTGATGTAAAATATATTTAAGTTTGAATATAAAAGGCATAATATTTTAAGAAAATACATAAAATGTATCTATTATAATATACCAGTTTAGGAAGATGGCCGAAAGTACAACAAACTCTGAATTTCTTCTCACACCAAGTGACAGCCGCTACGTAATGTTTCCAATTGTAGATAATGATATATGGAAAATGTATAAAAAATCGGTTGACAGTTTTTGGGTTCCCCAAGAATGTGACCTATCAAAGGATTTGACGGACTGGGAAAAATTAAACAAAGATGAAAAACATTTTATAAGTATGGTTCTTGCGTTTTTTGCCGCGTCTGATGGAATTGTATTGGAGAATTTGGCTGTACGTTTTATGAGTGATGTGCAATTATCAGAAGCACGTGCATTCTATGGTTTTCAAATAGCCATGGAAAATATTCATAGTGAAATGTACAGTTTATTGATTGATACATACATTAAAGACGGAGCCCAGCGCGACAAATTATTTAATGCATTGGAGAATTTTCCCTGTATACAAAAAAAGGCAAATTGGGCATTAAAATGGATAAATGACAATCGTAGCTCATTTGCATCGCGTCTAGTTGCATTTGCCGTAGTGGAAGGTATATTTTTTTCATCGAGTTTTGCTTCCATTTATTGGATAAAAAAGCGCGGATTAATGCCAGGACTTACGTTTTCCAATGAACTCATTAGTCGTGACGAAGCGCTTCATACCGAATTTGCTGTTTTATTGTATAGTAAATTACAAAAGAAATTATCTAAAAAACGTATTCATGAAATAATCAGCGAAGCAGTAGAGATAGAAAAAGAATTTATAACCGAAGCAATTCCTTGTAGAATGATTGGTATGAATTCCAAATTGATGAAACAATACATTGAGTTTGTGGCTGACCGTTTATGTTTACAATTAGGTTATGATAAAATCTACAACTCAACCAATCCTTTTGATTTTATGGAATTGATTAGCGTGGAGACGAAAGTTAACTTTTTCGAGCGCACAAATTCTGAATATGCATTGGCAAACAAAACAGTTGATAAAAATTGTTTTGATTTTTCTTGTGATTTTTAGACATTTTCATCATTTAAATAATGATTTGGTTTTGTGTATATAATGTGGTATAAATCCCAAATAAATAATATGATTGCAAAGAAAACAATAAACCAATCATTGTAAAATAGACCTTTAAACAACAAAATGGGAGCAATTATAAAAACCGCTAATATTCGGCCGGGTTGATCATTACAAAAATTAAAGTCCATTTTATATATTAAAAATTGATTAAAAAGTTGTATTAATATTTAATTATAGTAAATATTAATGAATACGTCAATAAGTGACCACAAATTCGCAAATGTTGCTTCTCAGGAGGCACATAAATCGACAATGTCATCGCATCACGGATGCGTGGCAGTAAGAGGAGGAAAAATAATTGCACGTGGTCACAATAATTATAGAACATATAGTAATGATGGTATGATAAAGGGGTGTTCGTGCCATGCCGAAATAGACGTATTGCGCAAATGTATGAAAATGGGAATACTAAATAAAATAAATCTGTATATAGTGCGAATATCATCATTTAATACATTTTCTGACAGTACTCCGTGTACAGAATGTTATAATACGATGAAAAATATGTTTAATATAAAATATATCATATATTCTACAAATAAAGGAATCGTAAAAAAGAATTTCAAAGATTTTGTTGCACATCACATTTCAAGTGGTAAGAAAGCAATCGATGGAAAGCGAGTAAAGGTTTTGTGACCTTTTCATTTATTTCCACATCATCATTTTATACGTTATTGTTATTTTTTTTATACGTATCTAATGTCCGAGCACTTGCATCAACTGCTTCAATGAAGCGAGGCATCCAATAGCGGTTTATTAGGGAACCGCAATCAGGAAGGTGTGTATTAAACAAATGCACATAATATTGTTTTTCTTTTGTGTCTGGATTATGATATTCTTGTAATGATTTTAATAGTGGATTTTGTTGCACATAATCAAAGCTCTTTACTTCCGGTGAAGATTGTATTATTTCAAACAATGAACGATTCTGTTTTGATACACCGTCACTAAATGCTTCTTTCGACCTAAACAAAATTTCGGTTGGTAACAATTGTGAACCATAATGTTCTTCCGAAAAAGCATTTCGAAGTAAATATTTTTCCATATGTTTACCATTATTATGATTGCGAATGTTTATAGGTATACTCATATAAAATTGTACCCAGGAACGGTCCAAAAATGGTGTGCGTGGCTCTAATCCGTGTGAAGATATGCATTTATCCGAACGTAAAACATCAAACATATGAATTTCTTCCAATAAACGCACACATTCATTATCATATTCAATGTCATCGGGAGCGTGAAACATATATAAATATCCACCACACAATTCGTCAGCACCGTCTCCATTTAAAATGACCTTTGCATCACTGTTTAATGAAATATATTTTCCCAATAAATAGTTACCAATGCTGGCGCGTATTGTGGTTGTATCATAACTTTCAACTGTTTTAATTACATTTGGGATTTCATTTACAAAATCACTCTCGCTAATTTTAATTTCAGTATGTTTTGTATGTAAAAAATCCGCCACTATTTTTGCGTAATGTAGGTCTTGTGAACCCGTAATACCAATAGAATATGTTTCGGGCGGGGGTTTATTGTGTTGTTTGTTGTATTCACACACTAGCGAGCAAATCAAACTGCTGTCTAATCCGCCCGAAAGCAAACAAGCCACAGGACGTTCTGTGTTACTGCAACGTTTATACACGGCGTTTTTCAAATAAAAAATGATGTTTTGATAAATCATTTTTTCTGTGTAATGATTTACATTGCATAATGATGAAAAATTAAAGTTAAAATAACGTTTTTGACTTTTAAATACCCAGCGTCTTAATATTTTTGCTGAATATATAAATGTTTGATATGTACCCGGTTCAAAGTGCTGCAGGAAATATTTATTTTGTTCGTTTCTATCATTTTTTGATTTTTTAAATTCTATCAAACTCTTTGCATCGGATGCAAAACCATATAATGATTTTCCACTGTATTCTTTGTATAATTTATATAAAGGACGTACACCTAGTGGGTCGCGCGCAACATGTATAATGGGTTTATCATTATGTACATTTAAATCAACCAAAATAAATGCAAATACACCGTCCAACATTCGCAATGTTTGCTCAATCCCATAATGAATATATAAATGTAAAATAACTTCACAATCAGAGTTTGTGGTGGGTGTAATACCCATTTTTTCGTACAATTCTTTGTAATTATAAATTTCACCGTTGCATATCAAATAGTAATCATTATTTAATATAATAGGTTGATGTGAAATATCGTCACAACCATTTATAGCAAGGCGATGAAATCCCAAAATAAAATCGCAGATTTCTTTTTGTAAACTAGAAAATTCAGGACCACGTTTATGTCCTTTATTAAATTGTTTTAATATAAAATCACTCGAAAAAGTATCATCATTGTTAAGAAGTGAGAATATTCCGCACATTAAT